GTACTCCAACGTATGTTTCATTTATAACATTAGTCTCCTCCTGAACATATGCGTCTATAAGGCTCTGCCTTTCTTCTGACTGAACTATTTCTTGGGCTTGGCCACCTTCTTGGGTAACTTCTTGAGGTCCTGCTTCGGGTTTTCCTTGCGCCACTTCTCCGCCAACTCTGGCTTCTGGCTGTACAGGAATTTCACTTGTTGTTTGCTCTTGAACGGCATTTTCTCCAATTTTTGTTAGTTCTTCATTGATTGCCTTGATGCGCGCCTCTAATGGTGCAACAAGGTTGGGGTCCTTCCCTGCTTTTTCTCTTGTTAATTGAGCTCTCTCTGTGATTAAAGAAAGCGATGTATTCATATCTGCTGTAGACAAACCATTTGGCATCATGTCAAATGCTGCCTCAATCTCATTTAAATTATTTAAGTTCTGCTGCGCTTTTGACTTGGTGATCTTGCCATCCAACATCTGTGTCTTCATGGATGCTACGTATAGCTTCTTGAAGTTGCTATCTGCAACAACATCCTTTAAGAACTTAACGTCATCTTCATTGTACAAAGAAATGTTGCCATTAACTACAGCTTGTAATACTGTACCGACAGACCCCATTGTGAAACCTCCAATCATCTCAGCAACACCATCTTCAAATGTTTTAGAGCCTAGTTCTTTTAAGGTATCAGCTGTATCAAAATATTCACCTTGAGTTAATTTTTTCTTTTGCTCTTCAGTCATGCCGCTTTGCTGAATCCAGTTGTATGCCTGTTTCAATCCTTGGTCTAGTACTAGAGCTTGCGTAAAACCGGTCTCAAATTCAGCGACACCAGCCTGTGTTACACGAATTAATCCCTTAGCTAAAAGACTTTCAACCTCTTTAGCTGCAACTCTCTCAAGCGCTTCTTTAGTTGCATTAGCTCCTACTTTTTTAGCAGACTTAATAGCAACATCCATCATTACCTTACCTAAGAATGAGTCACCCTTAACTAAGTTTTGTAGACCTACATTCTCAAGAACACCCATACCTGCTGCGTATGGTATCGCAATAATAGCGCGATCCCCTGCAGAAGTATATTGGAAGTCAGGGTCACTAAGCATCTCCTCTTCAATTCCACTATAAGCCTGTAAAGCTAGCCCAGTAAAACCAGCCGCTTTTCCGGCTATACCGGTTGCCATCGCAGGGAGAGACTCGAGAACACCACCTATGGCTTGGGTAATAAATCCTCTATCACCAGACTTCATATACTCAAGTGTGGTTCCTTCAGCTCCAAGCGTTTTAATGATAGATTCTTTGGCTTCGTTTTTTGCCTTGAGCATTGCCTGATTGTCAAGCAAGTTTTCAATCTGATCTTTGGTTAGGTTCTTGCCATTATATTTTATTGACTTATAGTAAGCCTTTTCTTCTGGAGATAACTGATCGTATCTTTTTTCAGCAGATGCTTCCAAGGCGGCAAATGGTTCAACAAAGGCCATTGACACACCAGTCAATACTTTATTAACTAAAAACCCACCTAAGTTACCCTCTTTTTCTTTAGCGGCAACATACTTACCTGCCACTAGGTTTAGCTTATTTTGTGATGCTTGAATTTCTTTCTTTTGCATCACAAAGTTCTGAGCTCTTGTTTCTAATGATTCAGCTTGATTGTCTAGTATCTTTTTCTGAGCATCATATTGTTCCTGAGTCATCTTGCCACTTTGAGCTAACTCATTGAACCTACTTACCTCATCATCGTATGCTTTTCTATCTTGTAGTATATTTTTTTGTGACTGTTCAAGGTCATTAAGCTTCATGTTATACGTCTTGACATTATCCTGAATAATATCATCGGTATAATATGCGTCAATCTTAGCCTTTGCTTCTTTTATTTTGGCAGGATCTTTAGTGGCCAAAGCATATTGATAGTCATCATATATCTGATCTTGCTTTGATTTACTTTGTTGATCACCGCCCACTTTCTTTTTCTTATAGTCTTGGTAGGCAGCGCTTTTATAAAAAGATTGAACATCATTGGTCGGGAGTCCGGTTCCTATGATTTGCTCTTGTATAATCTCTTTTTGCTCTTCAAATGGTAGCTTCTTAAACTCTGATTGGAACTCACTGGAAAGTAAGTTCTTACCCCTAATAATGGCAGATTGTTGCTGGTATCCATACTGACCTGTTCCCATCTTAGGGCCACTCATTTGGTCTTTACCTTCAAACTTATTAAGACTATTCAATGCCTTATCAAAGTTTTCACTGTATGACTTAGTGGCATTTACTTCTAAGAATGCACGCAACTCACGCGCTTGCTCAGGGTTCTTTTCGTCAAACTCAAATACCTTCTCCTTGCTACCGTCTTTTGTCTTTACTTTAATTTGGTCAATTGCAAATGCCCCTTCTTCAGAGAACTCAAATCCATACTTACCGTATTTTTCAGTCAAGTATTTGATAGCATTCTCTTCTGTTTTGGCTACAAAGTCTGAGTTAATATCATCAAACTTAGCAGGCTTCATAGTAGTTGTAGTTACAACTCTAGAGCTTACGCTTTTGCCGTATCGATTATTTAACGCATTGATTGATCCTTCGTTTTGAATGGTATGCCATTTGCTCCCTGGAGTCATTCGCTGCCATTGGCCATCCTTTATGCGATATTGGTTGTCAGCTTTCTCATCATCGTAGTTATTAAATAACTCATATTCTTGAGATAAAGATGCGTCCTTTTTAAACTGCTTATTGAGATTGCCAATTCTATTTGGATCTTGAATCTGTACATACTGAGCTTTCTGCCCGTATACTTTTACAGGAGCCTCCTCATACCACTTACCGTCCTTAAATTGATATGGCTTTTCTTCCTTACCTGGATAACCAGTAAAGATTTCACCTTTTGAAGACGAAGATGCCGTAGGCTTTGTTGTTGTGTTGGATAATCTGCCCGATGAAGACGTTCCTGATCCAGATGCCGTAAGATCTTTTTTTTTTACTGCATCAGATGGCGGAACAAAAGATGAGCCTGATGCTACTCCGTCACTTGGGGGTGTCCATTCGTTTTCCATTTATTTCTTTGTATAAGTTACACCATCTAATCCTACCATAGTCTGACCTTTTTTAAGAGCTGCCCATTTGGTATTCCATTGATCTTGTGTCATTTTTGGTTGCTGTGTCTGTTGTTGATTATTCGAGGCTGATCTAGCTTTGCCCATTTTCTTGGTCCATGTGTCTCTATTACTAACACCAAAGAAACCACCTATATCATCAAGCTTATAGAATGGTCCTTTTACATCCTTAGGATTTGATGCATTGATAATAAGATATGTGTTTTCACCTTTCTTTTCAAATAAGTATTTACCTCCAGATAGGCTACTCAATGCATTTACATCACCATTAACCCAAGCTGTTCTAACATCAGCGGCTGTCTTATAATATGCTGGCTTATCTTCTGCTTTTACAGTAGTAGATTCACCTCCTCCTGCTGCTTTTGGTTCGTCTTGTAGTGACTTAAAACCAAGTTGCATCTCTACAGAAGCCTCAATTGATCTCTTGGCTCTTTCTTTTTGTTCTTCAGATATCATAGGTTGATAAACTCCCGATGCATCTTTTTGCATTGGTATTAGCTTCTTCTCAGACTCTTGCATAAATGCTTCAAATTCCTCTCCTGATAATTCTGGCAGGTCCTGATATCTTCTAGACTCATTCTCTTTTTGAACCATTCCCATAAGTATTTGGTTACGATCCTGAGATGTGTAATAAGTGGTATAACCTTCATCCATATTGTCTTGAAGGATACTCATTGTCATTCTATTATTACTTGTTAATGCACCTGTCAAGTCAGCTAATTTATTAGCAAATCCAGGGCGTTTAGTTAAGTCAGTTAGTGTGGTAACGCCATTCTCTGTGACGTAATCTTTCCAAAGCTTTGTTGTTTCATTAACAGCTTTATCAAGCTCTACTTTATCAAACACAGCATTACTCGGGTCGGCCATTGTTTTTGCAGACTCAATTGTATCTGGAATAACTTGCCCAGTTTTAGGATCTAACCTCCCTGTGCTTACAGTGCCTGTTGATGGGTCAATAAAAACTTTCATATTTTTAATATCACCCATTCTAGCAAAGTATTCAGCAGCTTCAACGGATGCCTTTGATGCTGTTCCGTCTTGAAGTCTTTTCTGAAGCTCGGCATTCTTAGCGTCAAAGCTTTTAATACTATTACCTAGTGTTCCCCAGCTTTCCATGAGATTATTCATGTTCTGCTTATATTGCTTTGGATCTAATTCTCCTCTTTTTAAAGCGTCATTCCAAGATTTTATAGTACCTACACCTTCTTGAGAAGAAGCAAGCATCATCTGTCCAAAGTTCTGACTTGCAAAAGCATCAGAAGTTTGAATAGTCTTTATATTGTCAGTCTTTAATTGGTCTAGGTATTCTTTCTCTTTTTCACGACGCTCACCAATACCAGATATAGTACCTGATAAATCGTTCATTTGCTTTGCCCAGTCGATAGAATCGACAGGAATATACCCGAATATGTTTTGATTAATTGCCATATTAAATAGGTTTGAATAAGCCCAATGATTTTAAATAGTCTATATCTCCCATCTTTTGTTTTTTATCAGACTTATATAAATCAATCATTTCATCAGCTCCAGTCGCCGCTGTACCTAAAGAACTAAACGCACCCTCAATGGCAGCGTTTCTATTCTTCTCTGATTGAGCTCTAATGGCATTCTGCATTTGGATATCTCCAATACCAGCCATCCAATCACGCTCAGCTTTACGTGCCTCGATACCTGACTCAGCTTCAGCTTGCGCCATATCTCTTTGGAATTGTGTTTGATTAGCTTGAGCTGCTAATGCCATGTCTTGCTCATTACCTGCCTGAGCTACCTGCCCAATACCACCAATGATACCTTCAGCTCCTACACCCTCAAGCGCCCCAACCATCTGAGCTTCTCTTTGAGACTGCTGTTGTTGAGCTAATTCAAAACCAAGCATAGGCGTCTGAACAGCCTTAAATGGATTAGTCTCTTTAATTTGCTTGAGTTGGTTTTTAGCTAGGTCTGCTGCTGATGCAGCTTGCTTCATGTCTTTGTTTGCCTTGATGGCTTGTGCGGCACTGAGACCTACGCCTCCTAATGCCACTAATGTTGATGTTACTGCTGCCATATCTTTATCATTTCAGTGCAGTTTTCAGATCCTTTTTCGAATCCACACTCTGCATAGTAGTTTATTAAGCTTTGGTTTTTAAGTGAGGTGTATACATACTTGCATCCATTTTCCTTAGCAACCTCCGATAGTGCGTTAATCAAAAGTAGAATAGCGTCCTTTCGGTCTTTATCTTTATATTGAAAGTTAGATACAATAAACTCAACCCATGCTGTAGAGGAGTTGGTGAAGTATATAAATCCAGCGCAAATATCGATGCCTTCTTTTGTAATCATCAGACCTCCACGGCCGTCCTGAGGTAGCATATCTTTAGGTGGCGGAGTCCATCTCCAGTCTTTCCACCATGACGCCAAAACATCGTAGTCGCGGTCATCAAGATACCTAACTTCCATGTAACAAATTTAAGGAAAACTTTTGAATACTGATGTCTTGACAGCAAATAGCTCTATCTCACCTGTAGCTTCCCAAGCGCTTAATGAAAGTGTTAAGTTTAAATACCTACCTCTAGATCCGTAAGACTCTACAGATGATTTTTTATTTATGAATATATAGTCACCTGGATTCGGTGTGTTTACAAATCCACCGACTATTGATATTGAGCTTGTAGTAGATGATGTAACAGCTTGATTAATAGTACCGACAGCCATAATGTTTGTAATCTGACCAGAAATATTACTAGCCTTGTATACAAAATCACCTGGATTTATATTTGATATTGGAACGTTAAAAGATATAATAAGACCAGAGACACTAGATACTAAACCAACGCCTTGTACAGATAGAAGATCTAAATCCAACTGATTTTGTGGCCTTCTTATGTATGCAAAAAAGTCACCTTCTTTTTTAGAAAATTGAGCGCTATCTATTTGCACTTGATCTAGGTCAGTAGATCCTAACACATCTAAAGCATTTGTACAGTCAAGATTCAAAGACTTAAACATCTTAGTCTCTACAGGTGATTCGTTTACTATAGTCTCTATAGAAAAACCACCCGGTGTAGTTCCGTAAAATTGAGTTCTAGTTTGATTGGTATCATGTTGATATAGATTCCCACCTTTAAATGAATAGAAAGTACTATTAAGGCCAATCATCCACTCTGGGCGATAGGACCATCTAGAGGTCCAGCCCTCGGCCTTGTTAGAGAATGTAAGCGTATCTATAATCATATAACAAAGTTACGAATTTTAGACCAAGCAGCTTTTCATGCTCTTGATCATCTCATAGTACCTATATGAGCATCTGTTTGGATCTAGCTGCAAGTCTGTTTCGAATGGTATATTGTCCATATATGACGCCTTGTGAAACATGCCTTGTGTTGAATTAACGACACCGGCATTATGGAAAAAGTATAACTCATCCCATCGATCAGACGGGCAGGTCGCCCAAGCAAAATCAAATTCTTTAGGCACCTCGACATGATGACCAAAAAACCAAGCGTTCCACAGCTCGGCCCACATGCTTGCCGTCCAGGCCTGTATGCCGTTCGGATCACCTTCCTTTCGGACGTGCTGCATCTCGGTCAATAGGTTGTATAAATCCTTGCTGTCTTGCTCAACTTTTCTCCAATAGTGCGATGTCAGATTCTTCATAAGCTTCTGAGCTCCTCCGCTATTATTCTTATTGAACTCAATTAGTTTTTTTGATATACCAACCTGACTACACATTTCATCTAAAACCTCTTCTCCCTTACTCATGATATAGTCGTAGCCTATGTATGATATAGTGTCTGAGAAGTACCATGTATCGTCCTGAAGATATGGAGTAAAGTCCATGTACTTGGTAAAAACAAAGTCAGCGTCATGGAAAAAGAACGCATCGTTTGTTAGATCAGGATGCTTCTTGAAATGTTTTTGAAGCAAGTGCGCTTGAATGGCAGGTGGGTAGTTGCATTCACCCATAGTGTCTTTATAGAAGAAGAATCTAGCTATGTCAGAGTAAGTCTGATAAAGCTTATTCCACGACTCTGGTATCTCATCTTGATACCCAGCTACAATGTCTATGTTCTTATAACCAAGGGATGCAAAGTTATGTATGCATACCTCAATCTGCCAAGCGTAGTAGTCAAGCGCAGGTTGCGCTGACAACATCCTAAGTGTCTTCATTAGCAAGCTTTAGTCGCACCGGTCCAGTTAGACCCATTCCATTCGTATGCGACATTAATAATTAAATTCAAATACCAACCAGCAGGCGCAGGATCTGTGCCTAATAGATTTGTAAAGATAGAGTTTCCAGGCACACCTATGGCGCCATTGACGTAATAATTATCAATATCAAGAACAGAACAAACTGTTGATTGTGAAGAAGAGTAAGACAACGTAAGCGTTGTTAATGGAGCTCTAGTTGTTGTGGTTGTAGTTGTTGTAGTTGTAGTCGTTGTTGATGTAGTTGTTGTAGTAGTGGTCGTTGTAGTGGCAGCACACTCAGAGCAACTTCCATAAGTGTAATATATGTCACCATTCTGAACGCCAGGTGATGCAGTAGCTGTAATCATAATGCAATCTCCATTGCTATCCTTCACGTAGTTAGGAAGCGATAGTGGCGCATATCCTTGATACCTCATCAATACAGCAGCACCGCCTACACATTTGGTACCATTATAGTAATAAGTAGGGATAGTAGTTGTAGTCGTCGTCGTTGTAACACCTGAGCAAGTTAATAGACTTAATATCTGACCTGTATCAGCAATCAAACAAGCATAAGTAATACCTGACTTTCTAACTAAATACCACAAGAAGGCGCCATCGAATAACGTAGTGGCACCTGCATTGGTGTAAACAAAACTGTTTACTGCCAATGTTCCGGTATGGTAGTGCGTTACATATGTTGGTGTCGATGTGCAAGCTGATCTAGCTGTAGTAAATCCAGTAACATCTAAATCAAAACCAGTTACAGGTGTTGACGTAGTGGTTGTACTAGTAGTTGTAGTAGTTGTAGTTCCAGTACATGCGGTGCAGTCGGCATACGTGACAATAGGTGTGATGACATTATAGTATGGGAACGTTGCTGTAGTTGATCCATTTATTCTCCAGCAGTTTCCATCTGTAGTCTTAACTACTAATGAAGTAGTTATAGGCGTGCCTAATGAATTTCTTAACACAACAGTTAATGAATTATCAACACAAGACGTGGCTGTAAAATATGTACCGGCAGGAAGTGTAGTTGTGCTAGTTGTTGTAGTAGTTGTAGTTGTACCAGCACAAGTTGATTTTGCAATTATTGTACCCTCCTGATCAATCTGTACGCTATAATTAGAGTCATTAATCTGATACCACTTTTTACCTCCCATAAATGGACGTAACCCTTCTGAGTCATAGAACACAGTATCTACTAGGTTTGGTATATACCCATCGCCATCAAAGTACATCAAGGTAAATGTTGGAATAACTAAACAAGCGTCAGCACCAGACTCTTTAAATTGCTCAACGTCAATTAAGAAAGGCTTCATGTTGCCTGGATCTGATACAGTGACAGATATAATAGCTGACGAGCTAACGCCAAAGCAATTAGTAGCCCTTATTGTTATTGAGTAAATACCAGCAGGACAGTTCTCAAAGTATACAGTTCCATTTGAAAAAGTTGCTTGATTGGGTAACGTGCTTGAAAGTAAGTCCCATGACGTTGGGTTATTAATAACCTCTATACTTACACTTTCAGATGTATTTGTGTTAGCTGTGATTGGGTCTGCAATAATAAACGGAACAGCAAATTCAGAGCATGTGCAACTTTCTTTTGATAGAACTTCACCAGTCGAGCTTGCAGTTATATAATAAATAGCTGATACACATGTATCTACTACATCAATTAAATGAAGGTATTCATCTCCAACATATACATCTAATCCAGTAAATGTAGAAAATAATTGATCTCCTATATTTGGAAGCGCATCCACACCATTATGATATATAGCAACATTAGGACATTGAGCGCAAACATTAGCAGCTGTGCCCTGATCTTCATCAATATAAAACTCAGTTAAATATGGATTAATTTTATTTACAATCCAAGTTGATCCACTGAATGGAGACGATACAATTAACCTTGCATCTTCAACTTGTAAATTCTTGTAAAACTCGACAGCTCCAACTCCATTATTAACTAAGCCATTATATGGAGCGACTAAGCCAATGTCTTCTGCTGGAATTCCTGCAGCTATTAATGCATTGTAATTTGAAGATGAGTTAAGTCCAACGTACTTGGTATCAACAACAATATCTCCATTCCATTCAATCTGATATCTAGTCGGCTGATCAGGATCAATGGTATTAAAACTAATACCAGCTCTACCAATTCTATTGCCAAAATTCATATCGATTGACCGGCTATCAGTAGCGCCTTTATAAGATGCAACAGTGTCCATCTTGTCCTCATAATCCCACAACAAGTATACATACTCGTAGTTATTTGGATTCAAGAATGTAAACTGACCTGTAAACACGCCTGCTGAATAAACGACTGGTATTTCGGTAGCTAAGCTAAGTATTGTTGTTTTGTCAGCTGCTGTATATGCAGTGTCTGAAACCAAATAGTATAGTTTATTACTTAACGTAGGTGCTAGTTGACGATAGTCAGACAAGACATCACCTGCGACCACAGTGACAACAGATCCATTATATGGAACATAACCAACACCACCAATGCCTGTAGATGTATCGAATAGAGCAATAGCTCCACCACTTAACACCACATTATCTATTGTATATGTTGAACTACCTGTATAGCTGAATGATTGCTTAGTTTTTGAACTCATCTTTACCTAACGTTATAATATTAAAATCTGTTCTTGGACCACGTCCTTGAGTTAGTGTGTAGTCTACATATGTACTGCAGTAAAAAACTCTAACAATAACACTTCTCTGAGCGAGCGTGGTGTTGTTTTGAATTCTTCCATATATATTTTGAGCACCTACACCTGCTTGGCAGTAAGGAGGAAGCTCAACCCAGTTGGTTCCAAATCCATTATTAATCAATGTAATTGACCAACTTGTTGTTCCTGATAATGCAAACAAATACTCAAGGTCTCCTGCTGTATTGTATGGGAAACTACCAGCTGTTGGATTGATTTGTATGTCGCAAGGTGTGTTTCTTCTAGATGTTGACGCAATGACGTAGTTGTGGTTATATGGATCGTATGCACCAAGTTTTGCCATGTTTGGAGTGCTGATCATTATATCTCTAAAATAGTCAGACATACCCATTCGAGATATCTGCATTACTTGGTCTCCTTGCATTTGCAAGACAACACCTCTCTTAGCATCGGTAAAATACATTCTATCACTCCATGTAGCAAAGCTCTCTGGATTTGATGATATACCAAAATCATAAGGTAGTGCAATCTGCGTACCAAGTACCTCAGGAACTGAAGCCACTGACCCCCCACCTACGGCATCAACAAGTAAGTTTTTACCATATAAAACTGACGTGATTTTATCTTGGTGTAATACCACTAGGTCATTTGTTCTAGCGTAAAGTTTTTGGACAGTGCCAAAGTTTTTGTCTAAGTTTTTGAAGTTAGCAATAGATAAATTGAACTCATTTAATCTGTTAATTGATGAATCCCAACGATACAAGCCACTGTATGTAACCGATGTGTCTTTTATCTGTTGCTCGTAGTCTTCAATAACACCGCTTGCACGTAGACTATACTTTAACCAAGGCTCATTAAAGCCATCTAATATTCGGTTGGACTCAACACCATTTCCATAGCAATATGCGTTGTAGTCTGAGTTTTTATTGTCAGTGCTATTCAACTTAATAACAGCTTGATTTAAAGCACCGGACTGATCTTGCTCTAAATTGCTGTTAGATATTTTACCTGGAGCTGATGAACCTGCTGCTATATTGATAGTTATTGAATATCTATCTGGCGTGGCAAGTACGGTATAATAGCCAGGAGGTATGTTTGAAGCTGTTACATAAACAGACTGTCCAACATCAAAATAATGCGGATGCTTTTTACCATTTTGAATAAGCGTAGTGTTTGCCGCAATTGTTGATACATCATAACTCCATAACACCAAGTGGTTGCCTATTTCAATTGGATATGTTCTACTCATTTCGTAGTAGATGTCCACATCGTCATTGGCAGGAACTGTCTCAGCTGAAAGTTTAGAATTAGATGGAGTCTGACTTACTTTTATATCTACTTTTATTTCATTCCTACTACTTCCGCTATTTTCGCCAAATCCCCTTATAAGCATCCACTTATCAGAACTTGCCGTATTCATCTCAATTACATTACTAGTAAATGAGAATGTACTGAAGTTTTGAGTTACATCAATAGCTTCTCTAAATATAACTGTAGATGCATTTACATTTGTACCACTTTGGGTATATTGATTAAACGAAGCATAAGCACCTGACTGCCAAAACCACTCTTCTATATCTTTATAGTACTTATCAGCTACCCATGACATTGATGAGGCATTTTGACTAGTTCCATTTATAGGAGCTCCATCATTTAATATGTTTATAGATATGTCAGCTCCAGGAAAAATTGCACCAGGTCCTTTTATGGCAGCATGTCCACCATATATACTTGGATCATAACCAGCAAGGTATTGTCCTGGAGGGGTTGCTGATGAGTTATATACAGGGTCAGGTATCCCATATCCTCCAGTTCCATTTGGTAATGGTGTACCTTTAAATTGACCGCTTCCCCTTACATTTATAACCCACTTGTCTCCTACATTGTACCCCAAAGAAGCATCGAATGAAAGCACAACATTAGTATCACCTGATGTTAATGTTGTTGGAGATGTGCTTATTGGTAAGTTTGCTAACCACCAACTTTGTGACACATCTGTAGTCCATCTAAATGTAGTTGAGCTTACTATTTCTATAGAAATTCTAACATCTGACAATGATGATGATGTCAATTGATCTATAGATATTCCAGGGCCTGTGTTGACTAATGTAGTGTCACCTGTTGCTGAATAATATATAGGTGGAGGTATATAAAAAATACCGTTTTGTAATACTGAAGGAGTTTGAGGTCCTGAACTATTATTATCAGGACCACGTCCACTTCCTTGAAAAGCAAATGTAACTTGACTAGGAATATCTAAAAATGTATCAACAGCTTCCGCTTTTATTTTAAAATATAAACCCTCTGGGGCATTTGTAATAAATCCAGCTATTTTCTGTTCAAGTTCAAGTACCTTAAACTGCTTATTTGAGTTGGTTGGTAATCCAGAAGCAGACTTAAATATAATGTAACCATTAACCTTAATCTTATCTCTATCAGCTTCATTAATCAAGAAATATCTGAAGTTATCTTTTTTAAAGAATGTAATAGGAAATAGATTATAATATTCAGTCTTTGACTGCTTTACAAATAGTCTATATCCGGTTGCCCACTTTGGCGCCTCATTCTTAATGCTAACAATTAATGAGTTTGCTGTGCTTGAGTTAGCTGAAGGTATGTATATTGAGTTGGATAAGTCATTAACTGAGTTGTCATTAGTAGTAGTCAATACGGTTGTCATTCGACCATAGTCATCTAAGTAGGCAATACCAATCTCGTAGTCGCGATCACTTCTCCAAGTTTGTTTAGGATTAGACGTGATTGGTTCATCTACATACTTAACTGTGTAATCAATGTCAATGAAATCATTTGTATTGTATCCAATTAAATCTCTAAACTGAGTATAGTTACCCATAATTAGTCGACTACCTATAATGTCTTGGGCTAATGCCTTGATTGGTACGTTATCAAATAATCTTGTAACCTGATCAGAAGAAAGAGCTGCATAGGTCTTGTTATTCATAAAGTAAAAACTATAATCAGAGTTATCTGGTATACTTAGTTCTTCTTTATTTAATGTCTCAACTATTTTTACGTTTAACGTCCTAGACTCCCAAACCAATAATTGAATCTCTTTTACAAACTCATTACCAGTCTCAAATGTAACCTGCACTTGGTTAAATTGATTGAGCATTCCCTTATTGTCACCAGTCTCTGTATCAATTTGCAACATCTTTGGATTAAATGCGGCAGCAGAAAGTGGAGACATTGAAGAGTATTCATTGTCTAAATATTTATATCGATAGCTAAAGTAAACGAATTTATCCTCAATGTTGTTGGGATTAGAGCTTGATGTTGTCTGTGTGCTTAACGATATGAATGGAGAGTTAAGGGGAGGCGCAACAATTAAGTTTATGTCATCATCAATCCTAGGATCATCAACACTATAAGTCTTGCATCTATTGATGTTAATCTTTCTAGGTGGGTTTAAATTGTCATTCCAAATAAGAAGCCCTCCGCCATTACCGTCGGTAACGTAGTTAACTCCTGTAATTAGGTAGTTAGCATCAAATCCAAGTTGATTAGTGGTACTACCTAATACTAACAATGATGTGTTCGTAACTTGGTTGTGCTCAAATATACCCTCAAAGTTATCAGCCTTCACAAACCAATAAAGAAGATTCTCAGCCTCAACTGAAAGAGCTCCAATAGCAACAGCATTTACAGGTGTGGGTACTTGATATGCAGAAAGAATAGCCGCAATATTTGTCTTTAATGTATTACCTAAGGCATTCTGAACGGCACCAATATTTGATCCCTCAGATGTGTCAATAGTAATATTGAGCGCATCACGGTATTCGCCATCCGGTACCAATCTCTCGTCGAGATCTTTGTTCATCCTACCGGCAAGAAATGTTCTTTGAAACTCCATCTATTTAATCCATTTATCCTTACCTCGCATAGCCATAAGAAGTCGACCAGGATGCATGTTGCTTAATCTAATCTTAGTATTTCTAAGTAGAGCTGTCTTTTCTTTCTTAACTCTATTTACAATGTATTCCTGCACACCAAACTTATTGTTTAATAGTGCATATTTCAAGTAAGCGTAAACGTATTCCTCAGCAAGCTTGTTGATTGTGATAAGAGAATCGTCACCGTTCTCCATGCCATCTGAAATGTATTCAAGTACAATATATGCGTACTGAACACCAGACGTGAAGTCAATAACACCAGCTGCTTTATTTACAAAGAACCTTGGGTTTATATTTGCATCAGCTGTCTCTAAACCAAAGTTATTAGCGATAGGATATCCAAAGTACCACTCTCCTTCATACTCCCAACCCCATTGGTTGTAGTATGGGCCAGGGCCTACGTATAATTGATTCTGTTGACGTAGTATGTCTAGCTTAGCCTCACCAATAACTACCTCACCATTTGAGTCAAATACAATGTCACCATTGTTGTCTTGGAGATACGCTGTAGCTGTGATGCTCTGACGAGACTCTGTAAGTGGATACATTACACCATTTCGGAGCATTGATATCCTTGCATAGTTCACGTAGTCAGGCGGCAATACCATCTTTAATTGATCACCAAGCTCAAACTCAAGCACTTTGATATTTCTAAGCGCGTCGTAGTTAAGTTCTTGGATGGCTCTTTTTGCGTGAAAAAGAACAGTATATCGGTCGACATTATTTACCAACTTGTCATTGCCAACATAATTCAATATAAAGTTGTTCACTATGTAAGCCAAACTGACGTACTGATAAGACCCCCAATTGGCGTCCTCAGGAATGTTACCATTGTTGGTATAGTACTGATAGTTAGTAATATATGCCATTATTGTTTTTGTTGAATGTCTTGTACTTCTTCTGCCTTAGCTGCTGCTACGACATCTTTATCTCCAATTGATATACCAGAGTATTCGAGGATCTTGATAACCAAGTTAGCAAAGTCATCAAGCGGTAATTCAAAGTCAACGTAATTCGAGTCACTTGGATTAAAGAACGGATCACCAAATGCATCAACTAAATAAGTCCATTGCGGGTCTCTTGGGTATCTTAAATATTGTGCCGCTATAGATGTAGATGCATAAGGCGGCGGAGGTGCTATTGCTGTTGGATATACAATAATTCCACTCTGATCCATTGTGTATACTGGATATGCAGCAGTAGGAGCAGTTAGGTTTGAGTTTACTAGGTTTAATATCTTACGATGACTAACCTTCTCTACCTCTGTGTTATTATTATAGATTACTTTATCTAAGAAGAAGTAATCATTAGGCAATGTAAATCTACTTGTAATGCCATTATATGGTAGTGGCGAAAAAACAGAGAATGAATCTATGACTTCGGCCATATTCTTAGGAATATCTGTATATCCTTCTCCATGCATTCTAGCATTCTGCTTATTGATTGCATTGCTGTAATTAAACATGTACTGACCAAAAATCTCAAGCTGTGCTTGTTTGGCAAATTGATTAAATTCCAATGGCGTAATAAAGCCACGGTTATCCTTGCTGATTATAGAGAGTACTGTATTTCGAACGTCATTGATCATCTGACTGCTTTTGTACAAAGATAAATAAAAAAAGGCACTCCATTAGAAGTGCCCTTTAGTAGTAGTTAGCTTTAGATTAAGCTACGGCAATATCACTTACTGCTTGTGGGACAGTAATTTCATAGACTGGGTTAGTCCAAGATGTTTGTAATGCATTAGCAATTCCATTTTGGATTGCATCGCGCATACTAAATGCAACTTGAGCAGCATGAGTCAATGTAACAACTTTACCACCAGCATAAGTAATTGCAGTAGCAGTGGCAGTAGCGGAAGCAGCATCAACTAAAATAACATTAGTTACTGCAACCAATTGATTACCAGCACTGGTAACCGGGATAGATAAAAACTTTTCCATTTTCTAAAAATTTAATGGGTTAAACAATGCTCAAAGTTAATCAAAAAAAATAAAGGGATATCGATCTTACCTGATATCCCATTACTTCTGTTTCCAATGACTAAATTAGAAGTAGCAAATATATAATATTATTTGTTACTACCATATAAAATCTTAATCATTTCCTGAAAACTTTTCTTCAAGAAATTTGTATAGCTCTAAGCCTTCATCTGATTGCAGATATGATGCAAGCGCGTGAATATGATCATGTCCAAATGGAACAGTTATTAAACGTTTCTTGTTGTCTTTTAGGTTGAAGTGGATGTCTTTATTTCCACGGAACGTAAAGTAACCTGATGTAAATGCACGAGCTGCAAAGTTATTGATCTTAAGAAGTGGATCAGACGCAGCCTCCATAAAGTCTTGTGGATAACGCTTAGCAAACAACATCATGTCACGCTTAATCTCTGTAGAGCTCATGTTGTCTACATTTGAACTTAATACCAATCTAGCTACTGCCTCAAGAGTATTAAAGTCTTTGTCAGCTAAATCACGAGCTAAAAGTAATGCATCAATCTCAGAGAATAACTCCTCAACATCTTCTTGAGCATCTTTTTCTGAGTCAAATTCATAAAATTCTGATCCATTATTAGGATGATAATATAAGAATTCTTGAAGTACTGGGTTATTCTTTGGAACTTTTAAAATACCATCTTCAAATACAATAGGCTCAACAATAACGTTAGCATCTTGTTCGTCTTGAAATGGGCTTTTTGAATTTCGCGCGTAGCGAAGTGGGTGATTCGTATTGGTCTCTTCATTGTAATACAAAAGACGTTTACGAGGAGTGTCTTTGTGTGCAATAAAATAGCTCAATGGAGCTTCTTGCATATTTAATAAATAAGTCCTATCCTTAGGCTCTAGCTTTACTCTGTTCATTTGATATAATTTGAATTATTAAAAAAATAGAGAGGGGCCGTAACCCCTCTCGTATTATTAGTCTTCTTATCCTTTGAAGATAAAGAAGTTGTTAGCACCTAATGTACAAAGCGCACGCTCTGACAAGAAGTTGACCTCCATAGCATCTAATGAGCTAGTTTGTGCACCACCAGCTGAACCAGTCATCCAAGTTTTGTAACGACGGTTTTCAGCTTCAGAAGCACGGTAACGAACGTGAAGGAATGGACGTTTTGCATTCTTACCAAGTACTTGATCGTAAACGCTCATTGTACCAGCAGGAACCAAAACACCATTAACAGCACCACCAACGATACCACCGCGGAGAGTTGCGTCGTTAAGGTATTTCCAATCAGTCTTGTAGAACTCATAACCACGACGGAATCCAGAGAAACCAAGGTTAAGGGCCATTTCTTCGCTGTTGTCAAACAAACCATAAGAAGTACCACCAGCACCGTAAGAGTTCTGAGCAGCCAACATATCGTCGATGTCGAAAGAGAACTGACGGTTTAAGAACAATACGTTCTCAGCGATAGCACCTTGCTTGTCAAGACGTTGTACGATTGTATCGAAGTCACCTAAAGAAGATGGGTTACCACCAGACCAAACATTACCACGGCTTTCAATGGCATTGAACATACCTTGAGTACCAGCACCTGTAGTTGCAGGTGGTGTTGGAGAAGTAACACCAAGGGCAGTAGCGGCACCTGAGTTAGAAGCAGCAGGAACGCCTTCAACCATTGCCATTTCGAGGTAGTCCTCAAAACGTAAACGAGTTTCGTGCTCAGACTTCATATACCAGTAGTAACCAGTAGCACCATTTTCAGTAGTAACCTCAACCCAACCAACTTGAGCCATGTCAGAACCAGATACACGATATGTATCTTTAATGATAATAGGCTTGTTGTCGAAGAAAAGATCCTGTGATTCTAATGAACCATCCATACCACTAGTTCCTTTTTTGAATTCAGAACCATATACAAATGCAGTAACAGTACCAGATGTAAATGGAGTTGATCCAAATGCAGAATAGTAAGCAACAGTAAATGTATTTGAAGTTACATCTACGATAACGCCTTTTGCGGATTGAGCTGAATTACTTTCAGATGAAAGAAATACAGTTTGGCCATTACGGAAATTACAAGTTCCTGAAGGAAGTGTAAATACTTGCTGACCAGCAGCAGGTGTTCCTAATGAACCATAAGTCAATCCAGTGTACTTCGTGTGAAGACGACCTTGTTCTGCCCATTTAATGAGGTCAGAGTTAGTAGGAAGTTCTGCACCTACCATACGCAAGAAAGATGCAATTGAACGGTTACCGTAACGCTCAAATTCTTGCTCGTAAGTGTCAGGCAAATATTGATTCAAGAAATCAAAATTTGTGATGTAGTTTGTAGGCAATGTTGCCTTTACAGCACTCGGGGTCAACAATGGACCCGGAGATACAGCTAATGTACCAGCCATTTTTTCTAGTTTTTAGGTTTTTGTTTAATAACTAATCTGTTACCGTAACTAGGCTCTACAGCTCTTACCTGGAAACCACCTTCAGTTTTCTTAGTCACCTGAGTAGATTGGCGCACCATGTCGATATTCTTTGACTCCTTAGAGACTGTATCAACTGTGTCTGCCATTCCTTTCTCATAGAAGAACTTCGCAAACTTATCAGGGTTCGAAGCAATCGCTATTGCTCGATGGAATAACTCAGCATCCTTTAGGTAACCCTCTTCATTTAGGAACTTATTTACAAAGTTCTTTAGTGAAGACTGCTCCTCAAGAAGTGACTTAGCTTCTGCTGGTTTATAGGTTAGTGCTTTGTCTTCGTCAATTGCAAATTTGAAACCTTCAAACTTATCTGAAAACAACTCACTAGTCTTGTCAGCAAAATACTGAGACCGCTTCGTTTGTTCCTCTTGCTCGCTAGTTGCGGCTTGTTTATATTGCTTGTAAGATTCGTAAGCTTCTTTTTCTTCTGCTGGAACAAAAGCATCCCTTGACTCAAGCGGAGCTTTATACTGTTCTTTTAGTTTATTAAAGTAGTCACGAGCCTTAGTCAGCTCTTTTTTACGTTCTAGCTTTACCTTTTTAATGTGCTTGTCATCATCAAAGTCCTCATCATATGAATACTTAGACTCGAGCTCAAACTTCACCTCATCAGCATCAAGCTCTGGGTTCTGTTCTTTGTGGTATTGGTAAAGCAAAGAATCTTCATCCATGGCGCTGTAGTCGACATTCAACTTCATGAAGTCTTCAATACCACGCCCAGTATCTTTCTTATACTTTAGAAACGCAGAGACATCTTCAGGTAGTTCTTCAGCTTGTGCTCGCTGCTCAACTAACTCATCTAAAGATGTGATCTCTTTGTTCCATCTTTTACCTAGATATGAAAGAACTTTATTATCATCTAAATCCACCTCTTGTGGTGGGTTATTATCTACTATTGGCTCAGCAGCTGGTTGACCTTCCGTCAAGTCTACCTTGATGGTATCATTATCACCAGAGTGATCCTCTAATCCTTCAAGAAGCGCTGCTTCTTTTTCAGCCATAGACTTCTCTTCGAATTCTACAGCTCTTACTTTAAATTCACCTTCCATTTAATTTAATTTTGACAAAGTTAATAATTATTTTATTTATTCATTATCGTAGAACATACGATCAGAATCTTCTGTGTGCCACTTATCAAAGCTCTCGCAGTTGTAGTAGTCTGTATTCACTAGATAGTCAGGGCGCTCTGGAAAAGGCTTTGTAACAAATGATGGCTCAGACCACTTAATGCGGTTGTTTGGCTGTAGTGCTATTTGACCATTGTCAAGTAAAATGATGTGATGACTCTTATGCTCTAGTGCATCCTCTGCTAATGATAGATCAGTATTTAAGTCATTCGCTCCCCAGTTGATGGTGGCATAGTAACTACCCGGATAGAACTTATGGTCTTTCATGTAAACCTCAACTTTTGTGTCATACACATAAGATAGGTGTAGTAACGTAAAGTTGTATGAGAAGCAGTTCCATATCTGTAAGAAGTGGAATGGTAGATCTGGATCAGGTAGCTCGGGCTTAGTTAATAACGCATGGCTTGGTAACTTATCGCGCATTACTCCGTTCTCTAATAGAACTTGGAATAGTGCAGCCTGACCAGGCATGCATCTAACTGACATTATAACGCCAGGTGTAAACTCTCCTTGTCCTTTTTGATGTTGATACATGTATTCATTTCTAACGAATACTTTCAAAGGGAAGAAGTTATGTTCTATATATGCCATTATTTAGGTCCAAACGCTTCTAAATCGAAGCCATCAAGTGAGTCTTCAGTACTCTCAAAGTTTTGAGGTGGTAGGTTGTTTTGTCGTTGGTTGATTAGCTCAGACTGACGAGTGGCCTGTAGGTCGACTCGTTTATCTTTCGCCTTCTCCTTCTCAGTTTCACGATCTTTTAATGTCTGCATCTGCATTCCGTTCAACTGCATGTTGTATTGGAACTCAATAGCCATTAGCTCTTTCTTGAGCTCGGCTTCTGCCTGCATCTTCTGAATGTCGCCTTGAACTTCCATCTGCTTGATTTGAGCTTTTGTTTGGCCTTCCAATTGGATGACCTGTGCCTTAGCTTCAGCAGCTGCTTGAGAAGATTGGATGTTTGTCTGCATCTGCATTTGGAACTCCATCTCTTTCTCTTTCTGCTTCTGCTCCATACGCTTACGACGTTTCATCTTAAGCATCTCGTTTGCAAGCTTAATGTTGTTGATCATGCGAATGTCAATTGCATCCTCTAGGTCAATTGTCTGCTGCTGTAACGCCATCTGAATGTTCTGCTCGAGCTGAGCCTTCTGCTCTTCATCTGGGGCAATCTCAATAAAGATACCAAAGTCGTGTAGGTATAGATCCTTAACGTCTTCAAGTATCGCCATGTTGTACTTGCCAATCTGCATAGCAAACTCCTCAGCGAAGTCAGCATACTCAAGTATGTCAGCAACGCGGATAGATAAGCACTCAGCAACTCTTTTAGTGACATTAAGACCAGCTTCTAAGATGTGGCGAGTAGCTGTGTTTGAGTTTAGCGCTGCAAGCTTCTGAACACCAACCAAAGCATCTGGGTGTGGTGTTGATGCATCACGCACCTCGTTTACACCCGTCACATCGCGGATCATATTCAAGTAGTGGTTGTAGTTGCCGATAAGGGCAGCCATCTTAGCTTGGCCACTATTTGAGTTAAGCTCTTGAATTGGAATACGCGCGTTGTTGAACTCACCGTCTTGTGTGTAGCTACGTCCAATCACACTACCTGTTTGGAAGTATAGATTGAGCGCATCCTCAGGGTTGTATGCGGCACCTGTTCCAAGGTCTACCTCATTAATACCATCAGCATCAATGAACACACCATCAGGAACTACGCGAGCCATAACTTGCTGTAGCTTCAAGTGAGTCAATTGGATCTGATCGGCAAATGGAATCATTCGACGAACGAGTGACTCAATATTTCCTTTATAGTAACGTGGAGCGTAAGCAATGTAGTTTGGAAGTGCTTTCTGTGATGCAGACTTAGGACGAACCATGTTCTTCATCATCTCCCACTTAATGATGATGTTTGATCCACCGACCAACACACCTTCATACCAAACGTCGCGAACGGCTTCAACTACCTCAAACATTTCGTTTGGTGGTGGGTTAAAGTTGTCATCCTTACGGATCACTCGCTCTCCTCCGTTTTCAAGTAATTTCTTTTTCCAAACAAACTTCTTGTGAGTCTTATAATTAAAGTACAGCAACGTCACAACCTCATTTAAGAATGCGTCGTCTTGGTAGTTACGAATTATAGGGAAGTAGTCATACCAAGCTGAACCTGCGTTCTTAATCTCAGTAAGCTCCTCGTCAGTAAGGTTTGGATTCATTTTAAGCAGCTCAGTGTAGTGAACTTGCTTAACCTCTCCGAAGTAGAAGCAATCAGAGAAGTCACTCTTTTCAGTATAGCTGTGGATCCAGTTTGCTGGGTCTACATACTCAACCTTAACGCCATCGTTGATAAGAAACTCATGTTTAGCAACACCAAGTCCTATCGTGGCTACGTCGTAGTAATAGTCTCTCAACACATCTTCATAGTCATTCATCTTGAGAAGTGTGTTGATGGCAATCTCTTCAGCAATCTCAATGGATGGCTTGTAGTTCATCTGCATGTACAGAGAAAGCTCCTGATCATTTGCAGGCAGCTCATCTGGATTTACGTTGAACGCGTCAATTCCAAGTGTTTCCTTGGTCATCGTTAAGAAGTCCTTGGCTACCATGTCAGCCTCGATCATATCCTGGAACACGTTCTTCTTCTCAGCAGATAGAACGTCCTGAGCCTCAGCCTTAATGGTGTATGGTCTGTCTAGCATTCCATTGACAACAACGTCAACAAACTTAGGTATGATTGGAACCGGAGTCCAATCCAAGTTAAGCATTGATATGTCGCCATTAACAGCGATCTCGTCCTTGTACTTTTGTACAGGCTGTTCTCCACGGGCATATAGTCTCAGGCGGTGGAATTCACCCCACTGCTGATAAAATCTGCTTGAATTAGACTTCCTCTTAAACCACTCCCCTTCGATGGCTTTTCCTACCTTTAATCCGTACTCATATGTCGCCTTGACTTCATCTGGCGCCATTTGGTCCGGAAAGGGTAATGAGGAGATAACAACTGATGGTTTATCCATTATTCGATAATTTCGCTTCTTATGCCAGTATTCTTATATCTTACAAATTTAACACTTATTTTAGATTCCTGTTTAACAGGTATAAATAGGTGTCTTCTTGATGCCATTAATGCCAATCCTGAACTAATCGAGGCATCGTGTTTGGTTCGGTTATTAATATCAAATCGGGCCCAGTCATTTAACGTTCTCGTAAAATACATGTCACCCATAGACTCTTTTTCTCTGTAGTTTCCTTCCGCATCAATACCAACATATTCCTCGATGTAAGTGTTGATACTATTAGCATGCGCGTGCTTTACGTCCTCACTAGAGTTGGGAATACCGCCTAGTTCAAGCTCAGTCTTTGATAGCTTAGACGTATGTTTGTCGGGCCTGTTCATTGAGAATGGACGATACCCTCTGTTCTTAAAGTGGTACAATAGTCGCTGTTTGTTGTTCTCTACAAGTATAGGCATTCCGTAGAAAAAACAAGCCATCAATACATCCTCAAAAAATATCTCAGCGGTCTGTGGACGAGCAATATACTCCAAGAAGAAGTGATTGGTTGGCGCGCTTTCCATGTGAAAGTTGGTAATGCCATGCAATGCGCCGGCAGATCCACCACCCCCAACTACACCTGAGATGTCATAAGGGTCACACCCAAACACGCCAATGTCTTTATTGCCAGGATAGAACTTGCCGTCCTTCTTGACGACATTGTTGCGCATCTTAGCGTCAGGAATCCACGAAACAATAAACCTACCTTTCGGATCAGGCGTCCAAATAACCTCAGTATCCTTCTCGCCGTTCTTCCAATGGAAGTAGCCAGTTGTTAGGACGCGATCTTTAATCATCGCATCGTTGTAGTCAATCTGTTGGTATATCTTAGTTAAGTTGAATAGAGACGACTTACTCTCATCACGGAAAGCATGCGACTCTGTTCTAGGGAACTGACGGTAGTATTCGTTGAGTGCGTCTGAGTCTGACTTCATTGCAGCCACCTCATTATTCCAATAGGTTATGACACCCATGGTAATCTCCTCACCATCGATACCCATAATAGGTTTCTTCGGGTCATCAAACACTGGCCATCCATACTCGTCAATAAAGCCCTCCATGTTCCACTCCATTGGGATGAACAAAGAGTAAAGCCCTGACTTGGTTTGGCCATTGGCAGATCGCTTGGTTGGGTCGCTGTCGTAGAACAGCTTCTTGAAATTCTCACCACCTTTACTAAGTGCGTTGGACGTGGAGCCCATCATGCACTTACCAATAATACGACTACCCAAACGTAAACAAGTCTTGGTTACGCGCCAGTTATTTAGAATGTTTTCAGGCTTCTCCCACTTACCACTCTCGTCGTGTACAAGTAAAAGCAGCTTTTCACCGTCATAGCTGTTGTCTGCGGTGTTTTTCCAGTCGATGGTAGTATCTAACCCTTCTATATCATCATCGCGCTCCTCATCCATATTCTTGCGCGTAATCTTACTCGCAGGAACACGGAATGCCAACTCCGTCTTCGGGTTGTCCATACCGTCTTGGATCGGCTTGAAAAAGAAGGGATAATTTCTTACAATTGGCACAACCTTGTCGGTAAACATCTTCTTGGCATCCGATCCGGTCTTGGATAGAATACCAAGGCGAGCATCTCTGACAATTGTACCTGTATTTGACGTCTCTGCAGACGACATGAATGAGAAACCTGAACGACGGTTCTTTAGGTAGCACATGCCAAACGCTCGGCTGTCTGCCTTACATGCCTCCCAAAATATGTAGAAGATCCGGTTGGACTCACGGAAGTCAGGCAGACCAATGTCAATCTTGGTCCACTGAAGGTACATGTAGTGTGTACCAGTCATGTAGGTTGGATTACCATTGTTGATAAACCAAAAGCCTTGCTCACGCCTCTCAAACTCAGTCTCGATCATGTCGACGTACTTCAGCTTGAACGCATTGTCTCTTCGGTTCCAATCAAATATTGACTTGATTTTCTGTAGCTCGGCTGGATAGTCTATTGGTTGCCATCTGTTGCCTCTGTTCTCTACTACTTTAGGAGTAGATGGCAAAGCAACCTTTAAGCCATTTATCTCATAGATTTCACCAATGGTTCCGTCTTTAGATATAACAATTAGGTCATACTCCTTATTGTAACCATAGTCCCATGACTTTTTATTGTTCTTAGTATTAAGAGCAGTCTTGTTGACGTAGTCAGTTACTATGGAGTACAGCTTATTTTCCATGTCTTGCTCTTCCTTCTGCGAAACCTGATTTGCCGAGTGTAACTTCTACTATTGGCCCCTCTGCAGCCTTATTCTCCTCCTCTTCGATCTTGTTGAGCATATACATGGCATCCTCAAATGCCAAACGCTTAGCTGACGCTGCGTTCTTCATCTTATCGGCCGATATGTCGTCCTCAGCGTGAGTGATGATAGGTGACTTTAGCACCTTGATCAACTCATCGATAGCCTGCTTAGCAGCCTCTACTATTTCTCCCTTTTTAGACATATGTTCTTGTTATACATTCGATATAGTGTCTCACCATCTATTATAAATTCATATTCGCTGTCAGGTGTGAATGAGACTGTGTCACCAACGTTTACGTTGGGGATGGTGTTTGTTTTATAAACAACCTCACCCCACAGTGCCTCATGTGCTCCCGTAGAGCTAATTAACTTATCCTCAGTTGGTATTGGTCTGATAAAGATAAACGGATCAACAGCCTGCCAATCGGCATCTCTCTTGTAAAGATAGACCTGATCTAGCTCAGCTAAAAACAAATCGTCCATGATATAGTTCCAACTACTTTTCTGACGGCCCTTCATGTCGTTGTAGTACTTGAACACATTGTGGTGAACTACAACAGTGTCACCTGGTTGAACCGGGCCGTTGTAGTAAATAGGGACTGATACCACCACTGCGTGGCGGTTAGATGTCTTGTGGTCTTCTTGAGATGAGCTGATATAGAAGTCTGTATCTCCAAACTTCCTTATGTTATCGTACCGCCTCTGACCAACTGGTTTGATGATGAAGCAGTATGGTGATTTCATTAGTAATCTATTTTGTATTCTATTGCAATGGGCATTGCATTAGAGAATGATTTCCATTTAATAATCTCTTTTTCCTTGATAATCCAAACGCAGATAGATCCATCATCCTCCTTACGGATGGTGTTAATCTCCCACGTTTTATCTAGGATAGACTGACCTACCATGTAGTGCATGCACTTCATGTAGTCAGGGCCAATGGAAATTTTTCTAATTATACTCACCTGTTTGTAGGTTTACACTGACATCGCCATACTTTTCAAAGATGGATTGCTGCTCTTGTGTGAGCTTTCCTGCCGCAACTTCAAGTTGCTGCATCGTGAGTTCTTTCTGCTCGCCTAAACGACGAACGCTCATCTCGATGTCTGCTAGATTAAATTTTAGGTCTCTGTAAACTCGGTTAGCGTTAACCAACGCTTCGAGCTCTTCTTTTTTGATTTTTGACATATGATTAGATTGAAATATACCAAGTTGCATTGGTATGACTATACTGTAGACATACCGGTGTGTTTGCTGTTAATGTAGCAGGAGCGCCAACAATAGCAGCACCAGCTGATGCCCATGTTGTTGTAGCTCTAGTTGCTGTTGACATAATTACATACTTAACACCATCAAGATTTGAGTTTGATGCTGGAAGAGTAACCGCAAAAGATGCGCCAGCTGTTCCTGTAAAGTATGTGTTTACGTTTGTAAGTGTAGCTGCTGTAAGCAAGTTAGTCGCGATTACACTAGGAGTCTGATTCAAGGCCAATAAGGCAGTGACATCAAAGTTAACTGTATTTCCAGCAGCATTAGTGCCAAATACTTTTGATGTTGTGCTTGGTGTTTCTG